GTACGTGCCGTCGATCAGGATCATGGAGTCAAACCGGCTGACGAACGAGTCGCCGGGGTCAACGACCCAGTCTCTCGCGGCGATCTCATCGTCGTAGAAATCCCCGCTTACGGAGACCATGCGGCCCTTGTCCGTCGTACCCGGCTCAAAGGCCACATCGATATAGCCGATGTTCATGCCTTCCGCGCAGTCCTCGTCCCAGAGATCCACGAGGCCCGTGTCACCATATACGGAGATCGTGGCGCAGGCATCGTAGCAATAAGACTCCAGATCGGCATATTCTCCGGTCAGCGCGCTTTCCATATCCGTGTATACAACGCCCTGTGCTGCAACCTCTTCGCGCACGTTGTGATAAACCAGCTCAGAATCGTACTGTGCGCCGACGCCCGCCAGGGAAGTACGCTCTGCATCCGGGATGCCCAGTGCTTCAAACGTATTTTTGATATCGGTCGGAACCTCGGACCATTTCGCACTCATTTGCGTGTTGGGGCGTACATAGGTAACAATCTCGTCCATATTTAAGTCTTCGATGGACGGGCCCCAATCCGGCATCGTCATTTCATTATATACTTTCAGGGCTTCCTGACGAAATTCGCGCATCCAGTCCGGATCGTGTTTTTCTTTCGAAATCTGATCCACGATTTCCGGTGTCAGTCCCTCTTTGACCCGATATACATCTTTCTCTTCGTTTCGGATGTCATAGATGCTTCTGTTGACATCCTCCACATAAGTCTTTTCTTTCATGGGATTCTCCTTCTTGGACGCTTCTTATTCCTGATGTCCGATATATTTTTCAAAACCGTTTTCGTTAATATCCTCCACAAGGCTGCTATCGCCGGACAGAATCATCTTTCCGTCTGCCAGCACATGCGTCACATCCACATGCAAGGATTCCAGAATTCTCGTGCTGTGTGTAATTACCAGCAAGGAGCCCTGCTGATTCTTCTGGAACTCTTCGATTCCCTTGGATACGGTGCGGACTGCATCGACGTCCAGACCGGAATCGGTTTCATCCAGAATCGCCAGATCCGGTTTTAACATCAGAAGCTGCAAAATCTCCGCCTTTTTCTTTTCACCACCGGAGAAGCCAACATTTAAATCACGGTCTGCATAGGAATGATCCATCTGCAGTACGTCCATTGCTTTCTTTAATTCTTTGCGGAACTCCCACGGACGGATTCTCTGTCCGGTGCGCTGTTCCAACGCATTTCTCAAAAAGTTCCCGAGGGTAATACCGGGAACTTCCAGCGGGTTCTGGAACGATAAAAACAGACCAGCCTTCGCACGCTTGTCTGTGGATTCCTCTGTAATATCCTGTCCCTTGAACCAGATCTGACCGTTTGTCAGCTGATATCTGGGGCTTCCCATCAGCGCATAACCCAGTGTGGATTTACCGGCACCGTTTGGGCCCATCAGGACATGTGTTTCTCCTCTGTTTATCTCAAGGTCAATGCCGTGAAGGATCTCTGTGTCCTCTACGTTGACTACTAAATTCTTTACCTGCAGCAGCTGTTCTGACATAACTTCCTCCGTTCTTCACAGGTCTTTGTCTCTGTTTTTCGTCCCTGCGACTGTCTTCCTGGTTAACTCCTACTAACTTTGTAGGGTTTGCTGTAGATTATCATAATGGAATCTTTCCCAAAATGCAAGCATTAAATCCTACAAAATTACAGGGATATCGGGCAACGGTTTGGCATTCCAGACAAAAAGGTCGGGAAATGCGCTCCACAGACAGTCTGTGAGACATTTCCCGACCTTGCTTTTAATACTTTTTATAGATAGGAATTCTTTACCGCGTTCGTAAAATCCTACTCTGCGCGCACCCCTTCTTTGTTCAGATCTGCGATAAACATGGCATCCCCCATGTAGAGGGCATGCCTCCATTTCACTACTTATGTACTGCTACTATGTAGCTCCCCTTCCTATTATAATAGCTGACTTTGTGCCAGTTGGTAAGTCAGTGGTTTACTTTTCTTCTGCAGGTGCAAATAACTCACTCGTTCCGTCCAGAACTTGCTTCTCCTCATCCATCTCAAAGAACCACCCAAACAGTTCGAGGGCTTCATACCCTTTCAGCAGTTTGCCCGCCCTTTCTTTGGCGTAGCGTCCGTTATAATCATAGGTTTCTCCTACCGTATTCATCGTTCCATGCAGGAATACAAGCATTTGATGCGTGATACTCAATCCTTTGAACGTCTCATTTGCCTGTTGTCTCTCTTCTTCGCTGTACTTCCACTCATCGCCCTCCAAGAAAAAACCTCTCGCAATCGAACCGTACAGACCATAACCAATCAGCACCAGGGCATCCCAGATTTTTTCTCTCGCTGCCTTTTCATCCTTAAGGGCCGGGATTTTTCCAGAGATAATTCCGGTAATAAATTTCTTCCTTCTGGCGGCACTTCCCTTCAAAATCTCTTTTATTTCCTTCGACTTTCTTTCTTGCTCTTTCTTCGCCAGTTCTTCTTTTGTCGGCTTCTTCTTTTCCTTCGGAGCTTTCGTAACGATTCTCAAATCTCGCCACATCTCATACCAGTACATCTGCCCTTTCTGCTCCGGCAGATTGATTTCATCCGGAACATCGTCTGCTAAGTTGAACTCAATCACCGTTTTCCATTTCCCATTGTACATCTGCTGTGAATACTGCTCCGGTGCTTTCTCTACTCCCATCTTTTTCAACTTCGCTTTGAGTTTCTTTGCGTTCTCTTTCTTCTTAGCATTCGTAATCTCATTTTGAACCCGGCTCACAATATCTCTGGAGCTGCTGGCCTTATTCAGAATCTCATTTCGCATTTCTACATCCTTGATTTTCTCCAGTTCGTACAGGTCTTTCAATGTGAGCTGAAAAGCATCGTCCTGCTGCTTCTCTTTCAATTTCTCCTGGTCCAGCTTCGCAATATTCAGCCGATGCCGGACGGTTGATTTACTGAATCCAGTCTTTTCTGCAATCTGGTCTTCCGTATCTCCCAAATCGAGCATCATCTGGAATCCCTGCGCCTGTTCCTGGATGGAAAGATCTTCACGCTGGATATTTTCCAACAGCATGATGCCTACCTGCTCCTTCCTGGATATTTTGCTTCTAATCTGGCACGGAACCTCTGTCAATCCAGCTTCTTTCGCCGCTTGCAGTCTTCTGTGGCCAATCAGTACATGAAAGTCGCTAATCGGAGAAATCTGATCCACCTCCGGTTGTTCATCCGGTTCTGCATTCAGCGCACTGATCGGAACAACCGTCAAATTCTGCATAACTCCATTTTTCTTTATCGACTCCGTCAGCTCCGTTACATCCCCGATATTTTTTCTCGGATTGTCCGGGTGCGGATATATTTTTTCGATCTTAATCTTTACAATCTCACTATTGCCCATCGCTATTCCTCCTCAATTTCTTCCTTTAATCACAACCTCTATGGCGTATGAGATTCCTCTTGCATCCCCTTTCGCTTCATCGAATTGCAATATATTCTCTCTGGAGCATCTGTCTCTTTCTCTGTCTGACAGCTCCAGCTCTTTTCTTAATGTCTCAAGCACCCTTTCTTCATAAAAGGCTGTCGGTTGCTCCTCGATTTCCATGATGGTAGAAACTGCTATATCATCAACTTCTACCACCCGTGGTTCTTCTATGTATGCCTTCGGATTCAACCATTTTGCTATATCATTTTTCGACTTATCCACATCTATCAATCTCACATTTTTCTCCTCTACCAGTTTACAGACATTCCGTACTTATTGGCGATTCTACGGTTATAGCCATTAGTACCCCCCCCCGATTGTGACATAGGCAGTCTTTAGATTATTCAGTCTAATGTCTACCGGGTTTCCGCAGTGCAAGCAGTTTTGAGTATATACCGACGTCTGTAAATTGGTCTTATATCTATATTCTGCTCCACACTCGCATCGGAGATATAATGGTCGCAAATTCTCCAAGCAAGTTTCGTGTCCGCACTCACATCTGTAGGATTTCAGTTCTTTCTTTGTACAAAATCCTTTGACCTTACCACATTTTTCACACTTGATAAGTAGGAACCCTGTATATCCTTCTTCGTTGTCTTCGAGTTGGTATGGTTCAGCAACCTCTACGTCATCCGGTTTCTTTTTTCTCCATGCAGATCCGAAGAGCTTATCCACCCTAGTCTGTTTCTGCCTTTCAATGTACTCTCTGATAGATTCCTCCGGCTTTTCCACTTCCAGCTCATCTGCTTTGTTTTCTACCTGCAGTTCATCAGTAGCCTTCTCTTCTTTCAGGCTATTCTTTGCCTGTTTTGACGCTTCTCTAAGCACATCCCACACACTTTCCTCTGGCATCTGGAATACATTTTCTCCGAATCCACTAATAATCTTCACTTCCATTGCTTTCTTTCCTTTCTCCCATTAAATTTTCCCTGCGCGTTTTCTTGTGCCGCCGCATCCCTGCAGAACGGCTCCGAACAGCTGGAACCCGTAAATAAATCCCTGCATCTCAGATTCTATCGCCACATCATACACCGCAGATGTTATCGCCGTATCAGCTTTCGTTCCCAGAACCTGTGCCTCCATAACTGTTCTCAACCGTTCATAGGCCTGCGTCAGTTCCGGAATCTCCCGGTTTTCGCCCTTCGGACCAGTAATAAACTGATTGAACAGTTCCCGGACATCCTTATATCCGCTTTCTGCATCCTCCACCAGTTTCTGGCCGCTCACCCGGCAGCGAAGCTCTTTTTCCATCTTCTCAATACCGGTCTTCTTTTTCCCGTAGCATCTATCTCTTTTCATCCTCGCCAGATAGAGCTTGCAGGCTTTCTCAGTCAGTTCCCACATCGGGTACTCCTGGTGCCTTGCTTTGAACTGTGCCATTTTGAACTCTGTCTGCTCCATCGGTTCCAGTTCTACGATAAGCTGTGCGATTCTGCGATATGTAACCGAGTGATATTCCTGGAACATGTCCGCCACCTCCAGGCTTGTCATGATAGTTTTTCCAGCATCTACTGGCTTCGCCTCTTCCTCGCATACATCCACCACTGCCATCTGTGAGATAATCTTCTTTACATCGTCCATCAATTCCACGATCTGCTCACTTCTCTTCATAACCGGCCTGCTCCTTTCTTCAAAGCACATAACGTGCAACACGCTCCGTCAAGTTTACTATGATAAATCACGCCTGCGTCCTCCGGTCTTTTCCAGCAAAACGCTCCGCATACCGGGCAATGCACCTTTTCCCATCCTTCTTTTCCCTCCGGCGCATTAGTCAACAACGGCATACACAGCCAACCGCCTCTGTCTGATTCTTTCCTCGGTTCAATCTTCATACAGCTTCTCCACCTCTCTCATCCAAAAATTTTTTCAGTTCTTTCACAACCGGATGCCAGCTCCTAGTTCCTCTCACTCTCCGGTACACATCCGCCAGAACTGCATCGCCACCAGGAGCAAAAGCTTCTGCTCTCGCCTGCGTCATTTTCTTATCATGGAACCCGTCAGTAAACTTAAGTTCTCCTCTTTCTTCATACAGAACGCCTTTCTTTGCTCCCAGATAGCCCCAGGCTTTGACATCTACCGCCCGCTCCGCTCCGTTCATCACACTTCTTCCTCCTTTGCAAATTTGCTGTTGAGACTTTCCATGATTGCCTCCAGTCTCTTCGCTCCGATTCCTGGCGTCTCACTGATTGCTTTCTGCACTTCCGTAATATCAATCCCAGGAACTGACCGTCTGCCCTCCTCGTACGCCATCTGGTACAGATTCTTGCAGAAGTCCTCAAACTGCTGCCGATCCATCCTCTTCACTCTTTTATAATCTTCTCTCCGGAGCAGATATCCTGCCCCGGTTGTCATGTTTTTTGCTTTGTTCATACTCCTTCACCTCTACTTTGCCAGCTTCTTCATCGTCTTAAAGAACTTCTTCATGCTCTTCATAAACTTCTTCATCCCTGTCACCTCCTTACGCAAACGGTATGCGGCTATCAAACCAGCCACCATGTTTCTCGATTATCTGCTCGATCACTTCAACAGGAACATAACCATAAACACTTTTTGTCGGAGTCTCCGGTTCTTCTGCATATGGCATCAGCAACTCTTCTTTTCGATTCGGAAAGCTAACCTCGCACGCTGTGTATTCTCCGCTCTCAAGATTTTCTCTTGGTGCACTGTACAACCCGTCTCCGGCATGCACGCTCATTTCAAATCCGTCTTCGCAATAGATATGAGGTCTAACAGCCTGCACTACTCCATACACCAACTCGTAAGTTTCACGTAGAAAATCTTTCAGGCAATCATACTTTCTGAATTTTTCAGCCGGCATAGTAAAGCCAATCCAGCAGCTGCCTCTGTACTGCCAGATGCCTTTTCCGTATCTTACAAACGTAGCGTATGTATCACTTGGCTTTCCATCCTTTGGATTCCGTGCATAACTGTATGGCTCTCCAGCCTGGAAATACCCTATTTTCATCGTTTTGGGTAGCATGATATTCAGAAAATAAGCTGCTACTTCTTGGTCAACCAGATCTCCAAACTTGCAGTATTCATCCCAGGTTCTACATCCGCTATTCTGCCAGTCCTCGATTGTCTTTAATTTAATGTCGCTCATTATCCTAATCCCCTTACTTAAAGTGTAATCTGCAAACTGCCACGTTTGTAGAAATAAGCGTGATCGCTCAATCTTTCCTGTTCGTCAACCTGCTGGCCATTGACTTCCTGTACTATCTGCGAAATATCGTTCTTATCCATTCCACTCGCTTTGACCATCAAAATCTCATGGATGCTGGAGGGAATTACAATCAAATCTGAATTTTCTTTCTGCGCAACATCCTCGATCAGCTCCGGGTATAACAGGGCGCTTGCGCCTTTTACTTTCTGTACGTTTGTCAGCACATACATCTGTGGACCATTAGCCTGAGCTTTTCTCATTTCCTCAATTTCTTCCTCTCCGAATGGCATCATCGAAACCATCATGCCGAACATATCCTGCGCAACATAGCTGTCTCGGTTGTTGTTTGCTGCTTCGTCCAGCTCCTCGAACGTAATGCCGAAATTCTGCATGATATCATTTGTGATCTTCAAGCCCATACTTGCGTTCTTGTTTCTCACTTCATAGACCACTGCCAAATCAAGGTACTCTTTGTGCGGATAGCTGTTCAGCTCCGCTTCGTTCCACTTTTTGTTGACGAGTGAGTACCTTACATTCTCAAGAATTGATTTCTTGCTTCTTATCATCTTTGCAAAATTTTTCGCCTCCGAATAACCAGTTGCCACTTCTTCGTCCTCAATCCGTTCTGCAATCATATCTGCTGCCTTGTCAACGCTGAGTATTCCAGCTTCGATATTTAAAACACATACATCAACATACACGACTACTCCTGTACTGTCTCCTTGTCTCCGGATGATGATTCCTGGCTTAATTCCAACATTATTCTTTTTATTCTCGGTAAACGAAACCGCATACCCTTTCAGAACCATCCTTTCCTCTACTGCTTTTACTAATTTTTCTACCGTTGCATTCATCATCTTAATATTCCTCTCTTTCTCTGATTTCTTTTGCGGCTTTTTCCAAAGCTCTGGTTAATCTAACAGACTTGTGTACATCTTCCGTCGTAAGTGCAAGGCTTTCTAATGTATCCTCATACTCTCCGGTATATCCGTACTCATGGTTATCCAGCTCAAACAGGAACATCTGATACAAAAATCCTGTTCCGTCTTCGTCAGCCGCCTTTGCCGCCTCCATCTCGGCGTTGTGCCGGTCCAGCACCTCGCGGAAATGCTCATGGTCTTTCTTCTGGATAAATCCACCACCCGAAATCTTATAAATCTTATCCAGGTCCTTCTCCGGGTCAAGCCCCCATTTCTCCATCATTTCATCAAACTGCTTATCCGAAAACGCAAATTCTAACGGCAGCTCATCGAACTCTTTCTGCTGTCTGTCTCTTAACTCTCTGTAGCTCTCCATCTTATCTTTCCTCCTCAAACTCTACCATCTTGCTTCTGTCGAATTTCATTACCGGATATTCGCAATAACCACTTTTCCGGGTGCGCCCGGTTCTCTCTGCAAATCCGTTTTCTTCCAACAGTTCCACCGCCCAAGGGCAGTTATTGGTGTCAACATACGCCTCATCTTCTGCCAACGAATGGTCGCACAGGCAGGTGGTTACTCTCGCAATAGGTCCATCCCATCTGTTATAAATTTCAACAGCAACGCTGTTATCTTCCACGTACTTACCTACTCTCAGCTTGCATTCCTTATACTCTGAGTACTGTGTCTTAACATCAAAACTTGCCATATCAATTCTCCTCTCTTCCCGTTTCCTGGGATAACTGCTTTCTGATTTCCAGCTCCGGTGCATCTTCTCTTTTTAATCTGCTCAGGCACATTCCACTGTCATGTACCGTAAAATGAATATAACCTTCTGCGCTCAGCGTAATGCTTACCAGTTTCTCTGCCGTTCCATGCTGGCTTGCAATCTCCGTCAGTTTATCCAGTACCGGTATTACTTCCCTGCTCAGTTCCGTAAACTCTGCCTGTTTCACTTCATTTCCTCCTCGTAATCCTCATAATCAATATCTGCATACTCGCAGATGCCCTCATAGCTCGTACTGTTCTCGTACATATTCTTCAATGATGCTCCAAATACCGTCCCGTCCCACTGTCTGATTTTGCTTTCAATCTCCTCATTCAATCGGGTATTGCTTCTGTCTGCCATGCTCTCACTCCCCTCCTGCATTTCCAGATGTTCAGTTTTAATAGCTTCATCCACTGCATCTGCTCCGTATCTTTTTTTCAGATAAGAAACTGCCATATCCCACCCATGCGGATCATTGACCGTCTCGAATAATTTTTTCGCCTCTGTGATACACTGCTCCACCACCAGGTCTCCTTTCGCAACTCTGATGATTCGCTTTCTCAGCTCCTCTACCTGTCTCTGTGCCTGGGTCATTTCCCGTTCAAGCGTCTCTGCGTAGTTCGCAGTCTCCATCATATTCTTGATGATCGGCATTCCGAAGGACTTATACAGCTCTGCCATCTGTTTCTTGCCCTCCACCTCGTTAATGGATGGATGCCATGTATACACATGCTCCACAATGGAATAATCTTTCTGGCTTATCTCAGTCCCGATTCTCTTTTCAAATTCCTGTTTCGTCATAGCTTCTACGCCTCCTCAACTTTCTTGTAATCTTCCAGGATGCTTAGCAGCGTCCCTTTTCCAATTCTGAGCTTCTGCTTCTTGCCGCATCTGGTTCCCATATAATTCACTACTGTTCCGTTCGGTGTCTCATGTTTCATATACTGAATCAAGTAGTAGTGACCGTCTCCATGATGAACAACGTCAATAAACTTGTTTGCATTCCGGATGTTCTGGTATGTAGCCTTTTCGGTTCTGTTTGCTCTTGATCTCTTTGCCATATTCTTCGCTCCTTTGAATCATTGCTTCGATTTCTCGAACCTCTCGGGTAAAAAAATAAGCCTACTCTTCTATGACGAAAGTATAGCAACATCCATTTATCAGATTTGACATAACATTTCTGAGCAGTTCATCATACCCAACTCCGTATTCAGCAGCTTTCTCTTCCCAGACCGAGTGAATAAGAATATCAGCAGCGATTGTTTCTACATCATCCAGGGATATTTCTTCATCCTTGCAAAGAACGCAAAGCAAATGGCTGTATTCTTCACATGTTCCGCAGGTATAAAACCCTTCCTCGATGCACATATTTCTTACCTTGTCACTGAAAATTCTTCTTTCTTCTCTGTATTTGCTCATCTCGACTACCTCCGTTTGTATCGTGTATTTGTTTTGTTATTTTGTAACTTTATTGTACTTCGATAGCTCGAACGTGTCAAGTGTTTTACTTCTATTTTTCAATTATTTTTACCAAGGCGATTTCATATCCCAACGCACTTACGATTCTCTCCAGCGTATCACAACGAATGCCGCATTTGCTTCTGGAAATGATCTGGTTCGCATACTGTCTGCTCACGCCTATTTTCTTTGCCAGGTCTACTGGACGTAGCTCCTCGACTTCCAGAACCTTTTTTATCAGCTCGTTGCAATCAGTTCCTCTAATTTCTTCCATCCTCTACCTCTCTTTCAATCCAATCAGCGACTATCATTCCGCAGCTATCAGCTATCTGGTACAGAATCTCCGTATCGTCCCGGGTGTAATTGTTCAGAAAATCTGCCAGGCTCTCCCAACCAATTCTCTTAACAATCCGCTTCGCATCATTCTTTTTTATCTCAAACCAGGTCAAATGCTCATTCTTAAATCTGGCATCCCAACATCTGTCCTGTACATAGGTTTCGAGTATCAGTCTTCCAAACATTTCCTACTCCTCCTCAAACAGCTCGCTTGCTTTCTGAGCCAGTATCTCATTTCTTTCGGATTTATCATCAAATATCCAATGGCACTCTTCCAGAAGCTTGTCCACTCTTTCCTGGGTTACTTCCAGGCCCGCACTCCGGATTGCTTCTTCTAGGTCTTCCAGATGCCAGTTTTCCCTGTACCAAATGGCGTTCGCCCTGCGGTAAATCTCATCAATTATCTTCTCCTGGTTTTCCTCGGTTGCCTCCAACAGCCACTCAAAATTCAATTTCCCGTCTTTGGTTGTCGGATTGTACTTTCCGGAACATCTGCCCTGCAGGTCCGTTACATAGGTCTGAACACCCCACCATGTTTCCGGTTCTTTGTCTATGAATCCTTTTCTCTTCCACATTGTCGGAAGCGAATGCTTGCCATGCGTGTTTTCGTTCTTATGGAACTCCACTGCAATTTCCTCGCCTAACGCATTTCTATCTGTGAAGGTAAACCACCAAACCGGCGGTACTGTATGTTCGCACTGATATGCTTTTCTCATTTTCCTGCTCCTTTCGCTAACGATTCAACAATCGCCTCCATCATGCTCTGCGATAATTCCAGATACTGCTCTGCGATACAGAACTTAGCACTCTGCCCGTTCTCGTCCCATATTTCAAAATACCGGAATCCCTGTTCTTCCTCGACTTTATCCTCCTGCACTTCCACATAATCTCACGCTTTGCTCTCAACGATTTCATCCAGTTTCTTTGTCACCATCTCCAGGTCTGCCGACACATCTGCCACTGCGCATCCATTCACAAACTCGTTTTCCCGGAATCCATGCAGGACATGCACCACAATTTTCTTTTCTTCCATCCTGGCATCCTCCTATCCGTAAATAACATCATCCAATACCGCATACTGGATAATCATGTCTGCCACTGTCGCATCTACCATACAACAATCCAGTTCATAAACTCCTTTGCTGCATCCCACAGGATCTGTCGCATCCACCAGGATATTGTACGGCTTGTTTTCGTCCTCCAGATACTGCTTTACACCGCTGAGTAACTTTTCCTTGTTCAGCTCTCTCTTCTTGCCGTCCACTGAATCATGTAGCACCAGGGTCCCTCCTCTGCTGATCTGCTCCGATGCAAATTCACCAAGATACTTTCCTTTGACTTCTGCTCGCTTGCACCAGTAACAAATGCCGCCTTCCAGTGCCGTTGTAACAATATCGTCAATGTCCTCCGTACTGATTCGGACGCTTATCTCAGCCTTGATTTTCTCATACTCTTTTCCCATCAGCCTTCCTCCTCATATCCTACTCTTTCTACATAGCCCACGCTGTCCGGCTCGCATCCAAGTTCCGGGCATAAAGACAGCCACAGTTCCTCCAGCTCGTTTATACCATTTGCCGTCAGTTCTGTTTCGTCTCCATTGTTGAATCCGATTCTGTATACGCTCGGCTTCTTGCCTTTTCTGACAATGCCTTTCGCTACTCTTCTCAGTCTCATTACTCCCTTTCCTCCACTCCGGCGAACTCCAGGATTTTCTCTCTGGCAAATCTCTCGATCACTTCCAGGTAGTTTCCTGGCCACACATCCCGGTTCGGCTCATAGGTTTCTGTGAACTCATTCGCCCAGTCCACAAATTTCTGTTTCCAGGTTATGCTATCAATGTCTGTCAGTACCTCAAACAGATACTCGCTCTCGCCTTTGAGCTGTTCCAGCATCATAGCTATCTCCATCAGATTTTCCGTCTGCTCGTTATATTCCAGCATCACGCCACCTCCTACTCTGTTCTTACCAAGCCACCGTTTGCAGGTGCAATTCCGATACTTCCAAGCTCGGACCAATCCGGAGCATCCAGATTTGCCACATACGCAAGTGGAACTCTCCCGTCCAGGTCTTCTCTATCCAGCTCCCACTCTTCTTCCTCCGCACTGACATACAGTAACGCCAGGCATCTTCCGAATACCATATTGCTCAGTATTGCAGCGTATACAATGCCACCGCTTTCTTCTTCCCAGTCGGCAACAACTTTCTTCTCTTCATCATTCAAATCGTACAGAAGACCTGCCGTCTCAGATTTAAGGACCGTTCCCTGCTTTCTGAATTTTGCGATTACCTGCGGCATCATTCCTAGGCGGCACATGCGGTCAGCCGCTTCTTCTACCATTTTTGCTCTGTCCTGCTGATTCTTTGCATCCATTATTTCTTATCCTCCGTTTTCTTCTCTAAATCTTCCAGTCCGAGTGTTGCGTTTACGAATGCCAGAGCACATGCGGCTCCGATACATTCTCTGATTCCGGTTGAAACTCCAACGATCAAGCACACCAGCATAGCCAGCAAAAACATTCTTCTGCTTTTCTTCATTTACTTTCTGCCTCCTCTGTGATAAACTTGGTAGCACGAGGAGAACTTGTCTCCCCGGCTACCGAGCTGTTTTTCAGAACATTACTTGAACCAGGTCAAAACTGCCGTAACAACTGCTATCAGCAGTGTTACTATGGAAATTACGATATGTGTCCAGCATTCATAAATTTCAATTTTGGTCTTCTTCAACTGCTCTGAAAGCAGCTCTTCTTCTTTTTCTTCAATCCTGCGGTTTCTTTTTCCCAACGGGCAATTCCTCCTTTCTCATTTGTTCTGTCCTCTGCATTTCTACGGGGTTGGAACCGTCTGGCAAGCATATGTACTATTCCATCAACCTTGCCGCCTGCATTACTCTGTATCGCGTATTTGTTTTGTTATTTTGTAACTTTATTGTACTTCGATAACTCGAACGTGTCAAGTATTTTACTTCTATTTTTCAATTATTTTTCGAGCTGTCGAACCAGTGTGTGTAGCATCTTTGCCACGCAAAGTGCTATTCTTTTTTTATCTCTTTATCTATCTTTATCTCTATCTCTTACTCTATCTCTAATTATGGTGTAGATATCATGTAAGAAATCTTACAAGGTTTTATATATATGAAATGATTTTGCTTCGAATTTTCGACTTATTCACATCATCAACATTCTTCCTGTGGATAACTCCGGAAATCAGGTTGAACTTTGTAGAATTGCATTTTTAACATATAGGTCTATAACATCGTACACGCTTCTATACCGGGTTTTAGCTCTTAGGCATAAGTTAGTATCTAAAAGCGTCTATCGTTGCTCAGGCACATTTCGTCAAATTTGAAGGGAAAATTTTGTGATTTTTGTATATTGATTTATTCTACGGGCTTGCTCCGCAACAAAAAAGAAGCCCCGGCAGAACACCGGGGCAGATGTGATATATTTTCCTCGACCAAAAGGATTGTTGATACTTATGTGTTACAGACTATGTTTACTTGTTACAAAATTGCTTAGTTGAACAGTGCATACCAAGTTTCAGCTCCGCACCATCCGTCAGCATCCAGACCGTTTGCTTTCTGGAATGCTTTGATCGCCGCTGTGAGATTTGCTCCGCAGCTGGCGTCCATAGCTCCGGTGTAATATCCCTTCGCCGCCAGGATGAACTGAACCAGGAACGTGAACGTGCCGACAGTTCCGCTGTGGACCTCTGCCTTTCCAGCCACCTTCTTGCAGGAGCCGTAGAAGTTCTTGTTTGTCGGGGCGAGCTTCGTTCCGTACTTGCGGTTCATAAGATCTTTCCAGGCCACAAGCGCTCCCCATCTGGAAGCCGGACCGTAGGATCCATCCACCTCCAGTTTGGCTCCGCAGAACTGAATCAGCTTATTGCCATAATTGCTATTCAACCACTGCTGGCCTTTCTTAACATTGGCGGTCTTGCTATTCCCTCCAGAAGTTGTTCCGGATCCGCTGCTCGTAGATCCTAAGCTGGTTGTTCCGGATCCACCGGCTTTTGCTCCGTCCTGGACGTTCGTTGCTGTATGGTGGCTATCGTTCAGAAGAATATCTCCTGCCAACAGATAATCCGGGCCAGTCAGATACTTAGATTCTGTCAGCACCTGGAATCCGGCGGCTTTTGCCCCGGCTCTCAGATTGCCTGTGTATGTAGCGTTAATGTTTTTAAGCGCATCAATTCCCAGAAGATGCCCCGCTGCTTTAATATTAGCGATCACACCTGCGGAACAATCTGCCTCGCAAGCGATCGTGATCTTTGACGGATCGTAATTGCTGGCTTTCAGATGCTCCCAGTATGTGCCTCTCTGTCCCTGATCGTAACCGACCAAATCATTTTTAGCAGCTTTGATCCCAAGCTCTGCCAGCTTTGCTCTAACTTTTGCATCCGGATGCCTCAGGACGCACTTCCAAGGTCTGTTATACCATGGAATCAACGCCCATTCCGTCCCGGTCTGGTCTCCGGCTTTTCCTCCTGAATACTTTCCGTTTTCATCGTGTCCGCTGTTTGAAATTAAACTCATGTTCATTCCCACCTTTTTGCTGTCTTGATAGATCTTCAGGTACTGCTCCCCGTAGGAAGCTCTTGTCTTTTTAACTGCTGATCCGGTATTTGCCGGAGCCTCAAATTTTGTCAGGAAGATGTCTGACGCTTCCTGCACAGAGGTCGCAGTCTGTAATGTTTTCCAGACATTCTTGTAGCTGGTCTGTAATTCAGTCAGCATGTACTCTGTCTGCGTCTTCGCATCTCCGATGGACACGCCTCTGGACTTAACCAGATCGTAAAGGCCTGCTTTTCTTCCGGCAGATGTCCACTGGCAGAAACCGTAACCATACTGTCGGTTATCTCCCAGGGGATGTAGGAAAAAGGCTCTTGTAATCTCTCCGCTGTCCACTGCCTCTGTGTACGTGTCATCGGTGTATTTGTAATTCAGCCTCTTTTCGCAGAGGTTCTCCAAGTTCCGGGGATTTGCTCCGGATTCTGCGTAAATATTCCCCATAGCTCCACATGCCCCGTATATCGTGCATCCGGCAGCCATAAGGCCATTGAATAATGCGTCTGTATAGGTGTTTCGTATAATTGCCATAGCTTCCTCCAACGTAAAAGAGTGGGGATTTCTCCCCACCCAGTTATAAGTACGTGTCCTCGTCCGGATCCGGTGTCTCGCCATCCACTGGATGCAACTGCCCCATTTTATCCATCAGGATAAATTTCAACGGTACAAACACCGCAAATGGGATAATCAGTGGCCATAAGATCCCACCCAGGGTCATAAGCACCATTACCAACGGGTAATTCGGCTTTCTCGGTTCGTAATACACGCCGTTGTCCTGGCAGTAAAGCTCTTCGTCCACATCCTCAATTTTGCATAATGTCCGGCCCACCCAGATATAAACTGGCTGGCTTAACACGATCCCCAAAAGGTACACGAATAGGATTTTGTCCCACATAGCACTCCCTCCCTTCTCTTAGAGTTATTTCTGGGAGCCGTTCACTCTTCCGTCATATCCCAGTGCCTGTTCCCGTGTTGCCATCGTCAGCCCTCCTTTTTAAAGTAACTCAGCAGTTTGTCGTAGCCAAACATCGCTGCGTAGGCGACTAAAAAGCCGATGATAATAAACGCTGCGATGATATACCACGCAAGCACCATACCTTTGATCTGCCAGTATGCCGTAAAGACTGCCACGGTAAGGATCAGGGACAGCGCCAACACAAAGACGTTAATTACCTTCGACCCCTGCACCCAGTCAAACGTTCTTTTTGCTACCTCGGTCACGATATTTACCAGCGCCGTCAGAGCGCCTACAATAAGTAAAATCTGGCTGATAAGTTCTGTGTAGTTCATATTTTTCCTCGCTTTCTAAAAAAAGAATCTAAAATACTCCGTCATTGTCTTGACTTCCTGATCTGATTTTAAACACATTTTCTACCCCGGCTTTCGCAAAATAGCCGAATACACACGTCCGCAGGATATCGGATGCCTGCTCGATGTATGTACCAAGATAGGAAAAGTCTTGAAAATACCACATAGCTGCACACGAATAGAAAAAGCTCATGACGTACAGCACGGAACATGTAACCACAAGCTTTTTGGAAAATTCCCACAACCATGTTTTCTTGTTTTTTTGCCGTCTTTTCATTCTCTCACCGCCTGCTCTGCATCAGCTCTGCAACCAGCTCTGTCTCGTGCATCGGAATTACTTCCAGTGCTCTCATAGCGGGCTGCACAACCGTGTGCATGTGCCCGTCTCCGCC